AAAATGCATATTGGCACCTTCATTGAAGTTAGTTTGTAGGTTAGTTAAATTACATTCATATATCTTAGGATAGTATGGATTCTCTCTACCATCTTGTGTATAGAATTTAATAGAAAATGTAGACGGATATGTAAGTAGATACGAACCCGCTCCTTGTTCTGGGTACATCTCAGAACGAAAGAATTCTTGAATCTTACGAATCTCTTGTGACTCGCTTGGATCTTCTGCTACAAGCGAGAAGATAAAGTTAAATGAGCGAAGGGTCATATTCTGAAATGCTACAACAGTATTTGGATTAGTAGCAACGCCTTTAGACATACCATACATATCTGAAAGGTTCTCAACTCCTGGAACTATATTACCTATACCAGAATCCTTTGCTATTTTTAAACTCATCATCGATCGAAGATCAGCGTTTGAATCTTTACCGTTTATTTTGGTGTTAGCTTCTTTTGCAATATCTATAGCAGACTTACCACTTTGAATACCAGCCATAAGCTGAGATCCGATTGGACCCATATCCATAGTGCCGTAACCAGCACCATCGGAGAAGGAAACGCCTGGAGGATGATATAGAGTCACGTGACCTTGTGGTGCACCACTTCCGCCGTACTTATAACGATTAGCTGTTATTCTCATGAAAGGCGCATTAGATCCAGCCAAATGAGATGGGTATATGTATTCTCGAGCCATATCGTGACCTTATAAATAAATGGAATGTACTTAATCTATTTATGGTGTTTATGTCAAAGACTTATAAGGGCAAATACAAAATAAAGAAACCCCAAAAGTATTTGGGGGATCCTTCGAAAGTTACATACCGTTCTTTGTGGGAGCGGCAAGCTTTTCGCTGGTGTGAAGACCAAGATGCAGTTATTGGTTGGTCCTCAGAAGAAGTAGTAGTACCATATGTCTGTAAGACCGATAATAGACCTCACAGATACTTTATTGATTTAAAAGTAAAATTTGCAGATGGTCGTACAGTCCTTGTAGAAATTAAACCTAAATCTCAATGCTCCCCACCTAAGAAGCCTTCACGACAAACTAAAAAGTATATCTCTGAGGTCATGACATATATTAAGAATGAATCTAAATGGAAGGCTGCCACTAAGTATGCCAGTGACCGTGGATATCATTTTGAGATATGGACTGAAGAAACCTTAAAGTCCTTAGGGATTAAACTACTGACTGGATAGTATCATATCCCTCCAGAGAAGACTCTCTTATTATATCATATATTCATAGGAATGTAAACAAAATAGCATAAATAGTATTATGGCAGATTCTCTATTCGACAAGTACCAAGCACAAGCATTTAAGGCTGGGATCACACCTCGCACGGATTCATCGCGAGCATGGTTTCAGGATAAGCTTAAAACAATATCTAGCTTAAGCAGACGTGGACTATTAAAAGATCCTAATCTGGTTGAGCGTAATCGATTGCGTTCTGGCTCTATGTATATGTACTTCTACGATCCTAAGAATCGAGAGACATTACCTTACTATGATGCTTTCCCTTTAGTTGTTATGGTAGAAGCAGCACCTGGTGGATTCTATGGACTAAACCTCCATTATCTTCCACCACCTCTTCGTGCTAAGATGCTTGATGGTCTAATGGATATAACAAACAATAAAAGATACGACGAATCGACCAAGTTTAAATTAAACTATAATCTTCTTAAAAGCGTATCTAAATTAAAATGGTATGCTCCTTGCTTTAAAAGATATTTATATAAGCATGTAGAAGGATCAGCAGCTATGGTACAAGCCACTGAATGGGAAATAGCAGTGTTTTTACCAACAGAGCAATTTAGAAAATCAGGCAAAAGAACAGTCTGGAAAGACTCAAGGCAGAAGGTATAACAATGATTTTTGATTCCCCAGTACAAGATTTAGCTTCAAGGATATCAGAAAGAGGTGGTCTAGCTCGTCCTAATTTGTTTGCTGTGACATTTAATGGACCAGCATCTATTAATCCTGATATGTTCCTTGTTAACGCTATATGCGAGTCTGCATCATTACCGGGTCGTGCTATATCTACTAATGAGCATGTAACTACTAAGCATTCTACTAAAACCCCATATACGTTTATTAATGATGATATAACGCTTACATTCCTAGTAACAAATGATTTTTATATTAAGAATCTATTTGAAAGGTGGATGAAGCACGTTATAAACGATGAAGATGGTAAGATCTATTATAAGTCTCAGTATGCATCTGATATGACTATAACGATATTATCACTTGACGGTAAAATGGTTCATAAAGTACAACTAGAGAAAGCATTCCCTATCTCCTTTTCTGCTATGGAATTGTCTAACACATCAGAAAGTCAAGTTATGCGTTTTACTGTTACTATGACATATGATAATTTTAAGAGTAATACTACGTACTTTACACTCGCATCATCTCTCGCTGAGCTTAAAAACGCATTGTCTTTCCCTAATCCTCTTATGCCTTCGCTTCCCTTCTCTCCCTTTGGAGATCTAGGCGATCAAGCTGAGACGCTCTTAGCAGGTTTAAAATCAGAATTAGCTGGCGAAATGTCGGCAGTACTTAATTCATTAACTAGCCAAATCCGAGATAAGATACTCGGTAACGCTGCATCTATAACAACGCCTTATGAAGGATCCCTAGGATCTGTTATTTCACAGATATCGGGGAAAGTTACAAATATATTCGGGACTGGTCTAGGAGGAACTGTAAATGAAGCAGCTACTCAAGCTTCACAAACTGTTCTTTCTAGAGCATCCTCGACTATTAAAGGTTTATCTGGTTAACGTGTAAGTTATATAATTATTGGAGAATATTATGGCATTACCTAAGCTGGTATCAGCTAAGTATAGTTTAGAAATACCGAGTACCAAAGAGTTGATAGAATATCGACCATACTTGGTTAAAGAAGAAAAGATTCTAATGATGGCATTTGAGACGAAAGATCAGGCTCAAATGATATCAGCATTAAGAGATACAATTGCAGGATGTACAGAAGGTAAAGTAAAGGTTGATAATCTTACTATCTTCGATCTGGAGTACATCTTCCTTAAGCTTCGTTCTAAGTCAGTAGGTGAAACATCTACACTAGGAATTAAATGCTCGGAGTGCTCTAAGACAAGCCAGGTAGAAGTAAATTTAAACGAAGTTGAAGTACTAGGAGAGATTAAACCTTCAGCTAAGATTGAGCTTACAGATACAGTAGGTATAGTAGTTAAGTATCCAACTGTCAAAGGTTTGTATAGACAGCTTCAAAAGAATGATGAAACAGACTCAGCAATGTCAGCTGTTATCTCTTCTATTGAATCTATCTACGATGCTGAGAACGTATATCCAGCAGAGAACGAAACAGAAGAATCTTTACTCGAGTTTGTTGATTCCCTTACATCGGATCAATTTAAAAAGCTTACGTCATTCTTTGACGATATGCCTAAGCTTAAACATAAAGTATCTTTTAACTGTCAAAGTTGTAAGATACCCAATGATATGGATATTGAAGGCCTACAGAATTTTTTCTAGTAAGTCTTTCTCATGAATCATTGGAAAATCATTATAAAACTAATTTTGCATTAATGCAGCACCACAAGTACTCATTAACAGAATTAGATAATATGCTTCCTTGGGAAAGGGAGATCTATATTATGATGTTACAACAGTACATTGAAGATGAAAACCAAAGAATTAAGAATCAAAATCGTAGCTGATGAGAGAGACGTAAATGGCTGATTTAATAGGTGATCAACTAGAAGAGCTTAAGAAAGCCTTAGCAGAAAATACTAAGGCCCAGCAAGAGCTGCAAGAAGCTCGTTCCAAAGAGACCTCATCTGGTAAAAAAGGTGTAATGACCAAAGAGATTATGGAGCTAGTCTCTAAATCTTCAGGTCTTACGTCAGAAATTGGTGCTCTTCAAAGTAGGCTAACCAGTCTTACGGGCCTTCCTAAAATTATGGAAACTATGGCAGCCGAAACAAAAGAGCTTAAAAGATCAAATGAAACAGATGCTGTTGGTAAAAAGTTAGAAAAGCTTAACTCTCTCATGAGCTCTACATCTAACTCCCAAGAGCTTAATAACTTATTTAAAGAAACATTAGCTAAACTTGAAGATCCATCACTATCAGATGAAGAAAAAGAACTTCTTAATAAACAAATAGATGAAATTAAGAAAGGTGCGCAGAGTGAAGAGAATCGTCGCGAAGCAGCAAAGCTTGCTGAAGAGAACAACTCTCGTCTATTCCAAATGGCTGAAGGCATTGAAGGAATGGGAAACAAATTTGATAAGTTCTCTGATAACTTTAAGAAAGGAGCAGGTTTAATTGGTGCCCTAGGTGCTATTGGAATGCTTCTATTTTCCCCAGAGACCCTGTATAAGATAATTGATTCTGTTATTAACTTCTTTGATGCTATGTACAAGACCATCAAAGCTATTGTTGATGGTGATTGGGAAACTGCTAAGAATCTAGTTATGGAGAATCTAGGTGGAATAGGTTTAGCTCTCGGTGCTATAGCAATTTTCTTCGGCGGTTCAATCTTTAGAGGAATTTCTGCAATATTAAAAACAGTTAGGACAATAGGAAGTGGCATTTCAAAGATTGGTAAAGCTTTCGCTTCAGTCGGCAAAATAATGTCTAAAACCTTTGCACCAGTAACTGATAAAATTAAATCAACGTTTACTAAAGTCGGCGATATTTTAAGAAAATTTGGCAAAACCTTTATAACCGTAGGCGATGAAGCTTCTAAATTCTCTAAGTTT